TCGATTCCTGGATGATTGCGCCGTCCACGGTCACGGTCGCACCGGTGAACCATGGGTTGTTGTCACCGCGAACGCCTGCGTTGGTCAGGCCGTTCTGCCAGAGCGGGTCCATTTTCAGCGCGGCGAGAGTGCCCGGCTGCACCAGCAGGACGAAGTACTCTTTGCCGTTGGCAGTCACCGGACGGATGTGGTGGGACTTCGCGTAAGCGATCAGGTCCACGATCATCTTGTATTTCGGGATGCCGGCAGCGGCGATCGCGGCAGTGCTGCCGGCGATCAAGTTAGAGCCGTCCCAGGTCAGATACCGCTTCGATGAGGGGGCACTCACGTCTTCGGCAAAAGCCAGGCCTGGGAAGGCGGAACCGACACGGGCCGAACCGTCGGTGTTGAAGTTGTAGGCGATGCCCGACAGGGTCAGGATTGCCAGCTCATCAACACGCTGGGCCAGCCAGTTGGAGAGACGACCGCGAGCCATGCGACGGAAATCGATTACCGACTTCTGCTCGGCCAGCTTGCCTTTGCTGCGCACTGCGTTGGAGATCAGATCAATCTGGATCTCCTGGAAGTACGCCTGCATTTCTTCTTCGTTGCCTTCGCGCCAGTTGTCACCGGTCACGCCGTCGCCGACCAGATCGGCCACCAGGTTCATGATGACCTGAGTGCCTTTTTCGGTTTTGGTCAGTTCGGTGATGTGCTGGATGATTGCGGATTCGCCATCGCCCAGGAATTTGTTGACGAACATGTCGTCGCGGGCGGCTTCCCAGGTCTTTTTAGACCAGAAAACCTTCTGTTGCGGCTGCAACGCAGCAAAGTTGGTAGTTGCCATGAGGGCATTCCTATAATGGTGGCTTTGTGGTTCTGGGTATGTCGCCACCCTCGCGAGGACAGGTTTGAACGCTCCTGATGCGTTTGAAACGGGTCAGTTTTACGCCCTGCTGGCGGGTGACGCCGTGACTCGGCGAGCGAGCTGAATCGGATGTGTCACCCACTCAAGAAAGCTGGGTGACGTCCATGTCCGATGGCTCAGCAATTACGAACTTATGTGACTGGATCGGTCCGTCAACTAAACAATGTCGCCGGCAAGACTGGCTTCGTCTTCGGCAGACAACGCTTTGAGATCCTTGCCGCTCATCTTGCTGACATCCAGTGTCGATGCGCGCGCACCGACACCCTGCGGCTTTTCAGGAACCTTGGCCGCACGGTCGAGACCCTTCTGCAAGTCTGGCTTTGGAGCTACTGCCGCTGCCTGAACTGGTTCGTCTGCAGCTTTGGCGAAACGCGGCGCAATCTTCTTCACGGCTGCAGCCAGGGCTTCCGCAGCGGTGCCGCCCTTGCTCAGGAATGATTGCTGCCAGACCAGAACCTCGTCTATCGCGTCCTGATTCTTCTCGGCACTGTCAGCATTGAGGAAAGGAAACGCGGCGTAGGCCTTGTTCAGCTCTACCTCGAACTCAAGTTTGGTTCGCTGAGCATCGTCAGCGGCCTTGTTGGTCTTGTATCGACGGTCGGCCAGCTCTTCAGCGCGCTTATCCGCCTCTTCCTGTTGCTTGGTGCGCATCTCGGCGCGGATCGACTTCGCTTTGCCGGTATCGCCGTCCAGAATTGCTGCGGCGTATCGCTCTTCAGCGTCATCGAAGTCGTATGCAGGCGCAGGCGCTTCTTCCTTCTTCGGCGCCACCGGTGCCGCGCCCTTCATGCGGGCCAGCTCTTCTTCCAGAGCCAGAACGCGCGCACGATGAAGCTTCGCCTCTTCATTCACCTCATTGAAGCGTGAGTGAGGGACGGTCTTCGGCTTGTCGTCACCAGCAATGGCGGCCAAGGTGTCAGCGTCGTATTCCGGCTTTGTCTTGGCAGCATCTGCATCGACGTTGGCGCCCGCATCGGTGAGCTTCGACGCAGAGGCGGCAGGTACATCAGTCTTCTCATCCGGCGGGGTGTAATCCTCACCGCTCAGAGCTGCCTCTTCGGCCAGGCGTGCGTCGATATCTTCCTGCGATTCTTGTACGGTTTCTGCTTTGCTCATGGTTTGCCCCTGGGTATTCGTGATTACTTGGTGATCTTCGCCAGTTCGGCGGCTTTCTCTTTGGCCAGCGCCTTCACAGCAGCCAGCCGTTTCGGGTCTTTGTTGATTTCTGCGGCCTCAACCAGCGAACGAAGGTCCTGCTCGACCTTCCATTTTTGGTCAATCTCTGCGTCCGACTTACTCATGCGGGTACTCCTTCAATGCGCTGGGTTTCGATACCGGCGTCCAGGCCTACGGCAGGGCTCGCTGGCGTGAGTGGATTGGTGTTCTTGGGAAGATCGATGGCGCCCAGAGCGGTGCCGGTGTACTCAGGCACGATCGGCGCGGCGTTGTTGTCGACGTAGCCAGCGGACAGCAGCAATGCGTCTGCAAGGCTTGCCGTGGCGGGTGTCTGTGCGATGGTCGCGGCGGTCTGAATAGCGCTGAACTGTGCGGTGACGGATTTGGATACCGTGTCGGCCCGGGTGTCGTCGGTCTGCGCCTTGAGCAGATCCAAGCTGGCCTGCGACTTGGCGGCATCGACTTGCGAGCGTCCAGCGTCGGCCTGAGCCTTCTGAGTCTGTGCAGTGAGCAAATCAGCCTTGGCCTGCAATGTCGGATCAACCGGCGCAGCGGGCTGCTGCGACATCGCGTCGACGATTTCCTGCTTATTCGCAAGGTTCGAATAACCGATGATGAAGGGCCACGGGATGTTCGCGCCCTTCTCGTTCAGCTCGATCGCTTGCAGGAATTGACTGTTCTCGAAGGTGATCTGCGCCGGAGCCTCGGTCACGACGACATCGTATTCGCCGATGGTCAGGTCATTAAGGATGCGCGCGTCAGGCTGCGGCCAGTTCAGCGGAATCTCAGTGGTAGTTTCTTTACCAGACGGGTCGGACTCGGTAATACGCAGGATGCGGGGCTGGTCGTAATACATCTGGATCAGCTCAAGGATGCGCGTGGCGAGCATTCCCCGAGTACGAGCCAGGTTGTCGAGCGGTACGGCCAATTGCTGCTGTGCGGCGAACTGGCGCGTCTGAATGGCAATCCCCGACACTTCATTGCCTTGGTTGCCGGACATCGCCTGATTCACACCAGTGGCCGATTCCAGCAGTGCCGAGGCGCGGTCGATAATGCGGTCAAAACCGGCAGGCACCTGATTGGGCTGAATCTTTTGCGGCCGATCCTCGACGGGAGTCTTTGCCTTGATGACCAGGTGCAAGCCGGTTTCTGCACCTCGGTCAGCCAGTTCGCCATCATCCATGTTGGTCAACGTGCCAGCCACCGTCACCCAGCCACTGTTCGCTGTGGTGTTGATGATGTGCAGGAACTGGCTCATCGACTTGTTCAGCAGTTGCTGGGGGCCGATAGCGTCATCCACCAGCCCGCGAGTCTTGCCGCGACGGAAAGTCGGGAAGAACGGAACAACGGTGAAGTGGTTGAACGGCGACCAGTCGTCGTGCAGGACCTTGTCCTTGGTGGTGATCAGCCAACGAACACGACGCACCTTGCGCTTCTGCTTGATTCCGCCAGCTTTGATCATGTCCTCGACGGCGTTCGGGTTCACATCCTCAACCAGACGAATGTCACCTGATGCAGTAATGATCACCTCGGCCAGATCCATCTGCCAGAACTGGCGATCAATGATGCGATAGCGCTTCGTGGACTTGTCATCCTCGTCGTCGCCGTAGAATTCAGGAAACAATGTGTCTGATTCGCCAAAGGTTGCGCGCTCGATGTCGTCAACAACAGGTAGGAAGGTGTCACCTGAGTTGTCTTCGTCGTCGAGGGTTTTAGCCGTCTTGCTGCCGTGCAGCATCTCGATTTCGATCTGGGTCAGCAGCCGAGTGATGGTGACGTCTGCCCAATCGTCAGGGTCGTAGCTGTTGGCATCAGGGTCGGGAATGACGTCCATCGGGTCGAGCAGGTCAATCTTGACCTCGCCCAGGATCGTGTCGGCGTAGCTCATACGGATGTCGAAGTACCCGCGCTGCTGGATCACGCCATCGCTGAAAACCTGAGTCTCTTTGAAATGGAGTTGGTTGTTGTCGGCTATCTGCATGGCGAGCTTCGACAACGTGCTGGCCGTCTCGGCGTCAGCGGCGCCGGCGCGCGGACGAAAGCCAATATCCATGCGATTGCCGATCTGATAACCCACTGCCGCATTGATCTTGTTCTTGATCTGGTTGAATTCCAGCGCTGGACGCCCGGCATCGGCCAGGATGGCAACGTCTGCGGCCTTCCACTGGCATCCGCCGCCCAGGTAGTAGTCCTCGCACTCGCGCGCCTTGTCGACGTAGCTGCGGTGCCCACGGTTAAGGCCGTATTCGTAGCGCGCCCAGTTATCAGTCGCTTTTTGCTTGTCGGAAGCGTCAGCCATGTCAGGCACTCATCGGTGATTTGCGAGCGTTCCGGCGCATTAACTTCGCCTTCCAGTCATCTATGTGGATGTCGTCAGCGGAGACAGGCTCTGCGAATGTCAGCGCCAGGGCATCGCCGTCGTCTGGGGATCGACCGATCTCCTTCTTGGCTTCCTCCTTGGGCTTGAGCTTCAGCTGGCCGTTGCTGGTGTACTTGTCCTTGGATGCCGACGTCAGGTCGCCGTGGAGCTGGTCGTCATCCGGAATGCAGGGGGTGATATCGTCGTGAATCCACTCGGCCATCTCGCCCCACATCTCGCAGCGTTTGTTGAAGTACTTACGAGTGTCGGTGGCGTTCCCGCCGAAGTTGACGGCGGTGACACGGTCGCCAAAGCCCAGTTCTACGAGACGGTCGTAGATGCCGGCACCCAGGCCGCCGATGTCGATGAACATCATGCGGATGGTCTTGTCATCCATGAGCATGCGTGCGGCCTGCCCTGCAACAGCCATGGTGTCCGGCACGTTGTTGTGCTCGATCCCCCAGGCAACACGGCCCTGACGGTGGATGAACGTCGAGGTGTCGCCGCCACGCGCCGGGTCAAGGCCGACGACGTGGGCGCCGATGCGCTTGGTGTGTTTGATTTCCTGCTTACGCGCCAACGAAACCTTGACGGTCTTGATCAGCGGCTTGTGGCCAACCTTCTGGAAAGCCAGATCAGGCGTTGCCGGGTATTCCTGGTTGAACCAGTCCTCGTCGCCCGCAAAGTCGGTGTCGATCTTCGCGCGGCGCCAGGCCATCTGCTCTTCGTCGAGGTCATAAGCCTCCATGTATTCGTAGTCGTCTTCGCTCAGCTCGAAGTCTTTCGGCACCGACCGGCGATAACCGCGCTCTACGAACCACGGTATGAAGACGGGCATGTAGTCGGACTTCCCGGCCACGGCCAGGGTCCAGAACTGATGGTAGAGATTGCCCATGCCGTCGGCGGTGGATTCGATAATGGCTTCGCTGCCCTCGATCAGCGGCACAGTCTGACCAAGACCAGCCATGATCTTCTTGGCGTTGGGCCAGAAGGCCATTTCCGAGGCGTGCAGGTATTGGATGGTGTCGGACCGGCCTGCGCCTGGGCTACCGGCTGTGGCGACCTTGTAGCCGCTGCGCAGCTTGGCGAATGACAGTTCAGTACCAGAGTTCGCCTTGATTGCTGGGCGCAACGTGCTGTCGCTAAGCTCGAAGAACGTCTTCGCCATGCCGAAAAGGTTCTGCGTGGCCCCGTCAAGGTGCGTGAGGATCATCGTGCGCTTGCCAAAACCCATGCAGGTGCGCTTGTAGAACCGCGCTGCCACGTAGGTGCTGATGCCCTGCTGCCGACCCTTGAGCACGATCACGCGAACCCAGCCAGTCTCGGCCTTCTGCGCTTCGATACGTGCATGCAAGACCCGCTGCGCGTCATTCCACACGAACGGGAGGATTTCGCCTTCCTTCGTGCGGATCTTCAGATTGCGCGCGCAGTAAAGCTCATCGTCGCTGATGAGCTGGGAGAGCATGGCGTCGGCTGACATGGGTTAAACGAGCCCAAGCTGTTGGGCTTTTTCGAAGATCCTGCCTTCAAGCAAGTTCATCTCGCCCTTTGCCTGAGCTTGGGCTGCAAGATACTTTGCATGATCCTGAAATGCAGACCTTAGGCCCTTCGGTTCTGTGAATAGGGCTTGTGGTAAGCCGTAAATATTTCCCGAAACATCAGGGGCCGGCAGTGGCACACACGGGGCAATGGCATGGCCAGAAGCGCCATGCTGATAGGCCGCACGTAGCTCCTCAGCTTCCTCGACGGACAAGTTCGCATACCCGTTCCTGAGCAAGAACTTCTGGAATCCCTGTTCGATCGACAGAGAACAGTCGCAGGGACCAAGCAGATCAGGGACGCCGCGATTGTTGGTTGAGCAGTCAGAGTCGTGCTGGCCTGGAGTTCGGCCTGCGGGATAAGCGGCATCCTGCTGTTCTGGAGACATGGCAGGCAGCGGAGCTTCGCCGCTTGCGCGAGTGCCGTCCGTGTAGAGTTTTGATTGGTACATGCCCTGCCCCTATCTCGATTATCGAAATGACTGGGGCAACGCTATGTGACTGGACTTGAAGTGCAACAAGTGTGGATTCGACTAACGTATCGACATAATTATTAATCATTTATGTTTAGCTTGATCATTTGTGTTGCACTTAACCATTTATGATGTAAACTCACTTCATCGACACAAACACAGGAGGGTCGATGAAGTACAGCGAGTTCCGGCGATGGCTGGAAGCCCAAGGAGTAACGTTCACGAAGTCACGCGGCGGTAGCAGCCACTTCAAGATCAAAGCTCCAAACGGCCGACAGACGATCTTCCCAAGTCACGGAGCCAAGGAAATGGGCGAAGGACTCAGGAAGGAAATAATCAAGCAACTGGGCCTCAAGGATTGAGGCTCCACCCTTGGCCGGCGCTGTTTCGACTCTCACATAATTGAGCGCATAGCGGAGTACAGAATGTACGAATACCCGATAAATATTCACCAGGAGCCTGATCATTTCTGGTCCACGTGTCCTGACATCCCGGAGGCCCACAGCGCCGCCGATTCGGCTGACGAGTTGGTGCGTGCGGCTCAGGACGGAATTACCCTTGCACTGACGATCTATGTCGACCGGAATATCGCTATTCCGCAGGCATCTGCTCCGAGCGATGGTCAGCGCGTGGTGCTGTTGCCCGCGACTGTGATTGCGAAGATCACCTTGTGGAACGCGATGGTTGCGAAAGGTATGCGAGTGGCCGACCTAGCGCGCAAGCTGAGCCTGTCACATACGGTAGCGAGCCGACTTGTCGACATGG